TTAAATTTTTCATCTTCTAAAGTCAAATCAAAATAACGCACCGGTATAATATGATCGATTGACCAATATGAACCATAATTTTCCCAATTCATTTCTGAAGTAAAATTATATTCAAACCATTCTCTTAAATATAGTATATTACAACCTATATAATTCATTGTTGTATAATTTTTTACAAGAACATTTCTCAAACGTGCTGCAAGAGATTTTTTTATTCTATAGTTTATATTTGTTGTATGCTCTTTTTCACACCACATTGTTTTTTGTTCTCTTAAATATGTCGGATAACATTGAAAGCAAATTTTTCTTTTGTAATGCTTTTTAAGTTTTGCAAATTCTTTTAAAACTTTTTCTTCTTCACAAATTTCACATTTTACCAAAAAAGTATTTGACTTTTTTTCTCTTTGCTTTTTCTTCCTTATTTTATCCAACTCATTTAAACATTTTTTACATGTTTTCGAAAACGAATTCTCACAATATTTTCTATATTTTTCAATTGGTTTGGTTTGTTCACATTTATTACATTGTTTTTCTTCAATCATAAATTTACTTATGCATTTTATATTTATATTATTATTTCATTTATTTAAAGAAGCTTGGATGCTCATTGCCCATTTATTTAAACTATATTGTTTAAATTATCTTATTCATTTTCACTTTACTCAAGTTTTTTGTCTTGACCACATATATCTCACGATAATATGCTTAGTAGAATAAGCTTTAGGGGTTTCAAGCAATTTGATTTTCTCACCAGGGGTTTTAAAATTAGCATATAACTAATTTCCCTGATTAACGTCAGTGGGGTTTATTTAAAACATCCACATAAGGCTTTACGAATATCTTATTTTTTCGATATTCCCTGACATTTTTCTACCCTACAGGTTTTTAAGGTATACGTCCTGTGCGCCATCAGTTGTTCCTCAAGGTTTCCCAAGAGGCTGGACTATATCTTAAGGCTTTCGCCCCATTCCCGTTTAGTCTCTGAACGTTCACCCATTTCATATATTATGAAATTATTTGGAGGGTGCTTCGCTGCGGATTGCCCAATTCTTAGTGTTTTTACCATACCTTTTTATTCTACCGAGTATTATTCGGAGCCATTACATTGTTTTCCATCCAATGCAATTTGGTAACTAAGACTCTAAGGGGGTTCCCGCAATTTGAGAATGTCGCAAATAGTATTTAACTATTTACTAGCCAGTTATATCAATCACATATTTATTTATGGGAGTTAAAATAAAAAAACTTTGTGAAAGTCACAATTTACAATGTTTATCTATAATGGTATTTGTGAAACCATTAAAGCATCTGACTGTTGTGCCCCAAGCTACAAAAAGGCTACTAGTTGCATGAGTCCTCCTCCCATATTATACATTCCTAAAAGAAAAAAATTTGGGAAAATACCCCAATTAAAAAATATATTTTACCTACATTTTTACGAAAGTATTTTATTTAAATCATTGTTTTCTTTCATAAACATAACTAAATATGATTCGTCAAAAATTTCTTTTTTTCCTTCATGATTTTTAGTAAATATATACGAATTCTTCTTTTTTTTAATGGTCCAGCCACTTTCTAAAGTGTTAAATAAAAAATTCATTTTTTGAAATTTTATTTTATCTATTTCTAAACTTTTTACATCTTCCAATTTCACTTTTATGTCCATTTTTCTAATATAATATATCAGTATTAATTTATACTTTTAACTTATTATACTGTTAGTTTGTAGACATTTATTTTGCTGTTTATAATATCTTGAATAATGTTTTTCTTCATTATCTAAATTATTTAGGCTTGTTTTTACAATATTTCCTTTACCATCTGAATAATATATATATTGAATTTTGTACCCTTTTTTAGGTAAATACTTCATTCCTTTAATACAATGTGCACACGGTTTACTCAATTGCAAATTATTTTTGGTTGACAACCTTATTACAAGTAAATTAATTAATTCGTATTTTTTATTATTTAATATTTTAAGCTTATTTATTGCATCTTGTTCTGCGTGAATTCCCGGTTTTTTACCTTTTAAATCACTCATTTGATTTATTCCAAAACTTAATACTTTGGGGTTTTTGTGTTGTACCTTTAATTTCCCTTTAAAAACACATGCAATATGGTTATAATTTCCACAAACACATGTTGTATTCATATTTATAGAACCATTTTCATACAAATAAATATCCGATTTTTCTGTTAAACAAAATCGTTTTATAAACATTTTATCGAGTAAATTAAACATTGTTATAATTATAATATAAATACTTTATCTTTATATTATTTCAATTTTTTAATTAAAATATACTATTTCTTTAAATAATAAATTAAAAAATTAATCAAACTATATATTATAATGCCTTCATTTAAACCAAAAACAACTAAAAAACTAGTGTTGTGCAATAAATATACTAACACACTTGATGGCAAGCATAAAGAATTTGTTGATCAATTTTATCAACACGAAATCTTAACAATACCTTCTTTAAAGGCTGAAAAATACAGCCTTACAAAACAACTTGAGATTGAAACTGATTTAAATATTGAAGAAAAAATAGAAATAAATTTCAGATTAAAACAAATTAATAAACAAATAAAAGAACTTAAAAACACCAAAAATAATTATTATCTTGAAAATTCAAAATATATATTTGAATATTTTGAAAATAAAAAAAACATTGATAATGTTGAAGAAACTAACAAAAATCCTGTTTCTAAAAATCAAATACTTTTTGATATATTTAAAATAAAAAAGAATGATCCTGCAAAAAATAAATTTATTGACGAAAATTTAAATGTAAATCTTATTCAAAAATATTTAAGTAATGTTGATAAAACATTTTTAGACATCAATTCTTATGTTAAAGATACTGATATTTGTCAAAGTTGTTTTAAAGGAGAATTAATACCAATTGATGATGAAGGCATACTTATTTGCAATTCATGTTTTGTAAATATACCTTATTTAATTGAAAATGAAAAACCCAGCTACAAAGAACCACCTAAAGAAATATGTTATTATGCATATAAAAAAATAAATCATTTTAAAGAAATTATTGCTCAATTTCAAGGAAAAGAAACAACTCAAATCGATGAACATATAATTATTGAAATCAAACTTCAAATTAAAAAAGAAAGAATTAGTATTAATGAACTAACATATTATACAACAAAAGATATTTTGAAAAAATTGGGATTTAATAAATTATATGAACACATCGCATTTATTAAAAATAAATTAGGTATAAAACCACCTATTTTTACTCCAGACCTTGAAGCCAAATTATGTAATATGTTTATGGAAATACAAGCACCTTATGCTAAATTGTGTCCTGATTACAGAGTAAATTTTTTAAATTATTATTATGTTCTTTATAAATTTTGCGAACTTCTTGATGAAACAAAATATCTTGTTGATATTCCTTTATTAAAAGATCGTGAAAAACTTATTGAACAAGACGAAACTTGGAAAAAAATGTGTTATGAATTGGATTGGGAATTTATCCCAACCGTTTAATTTCTTCTTCTTCTGCTTCGACTTTGTTTTCTTCGACTTTTTCTTTGTTTTCTTTGACTTTTTCCCTTTTTTCTACGACTTTTTCCTTTTTTTACTCCTTTTCCTTCATTAAAAGGAGAATTTCTTGGTTCCCCATTTGCATATTCTGAATAAGCGTTTTTATCTTCTTCTGTCATATTTGAAAATAAATTTACATCTTTGTCAGAAACATCAAAACTAGATTTTCTTTTTCTTTTATTATTATCTTCTTCACTTGATATTGATGATAATGAACTATCATCAGAGTATAAAGGATCTCTTTTTCTTTTTTTATGATCTCTTTTAACCATTTTAACCAGTTCTTCAGAAGTCATACTATTGAATTCTCCTAAAAGATTTTTTATATCATCTTCACTTTCACTCATATTATATATAAATAAAAAAATTGAAATTATTTATAATTATATATTTAAGATATATATTAAAAAGAATGCTCAATCAGTGGAAACAATACATTAACGATGAAGAGTTTAAAATACTTATTGATTTTATTTTAAACACAAATGAAAGTATTAAAATAAATAAATTTATTTGTTTATTTGGAAATAAAGAAAAAACAGATAAATTACTTTCTGATATTTATGATATAATTAAAACAGATAATATTCATTATTGTAAAAAAAATCCTTTAACAAAAGTGCCACTTAAAGAATTTTATGCTAAACATCCAGAAGAACAAAACGTAGATAATGAAAGTGGTTCTGATTCTGAAATTGAAGAAAACAATACAGAATTTGAAGAAAACAATAAAACATATATCAGTTTAGACTCAGACGAAGATGATCAAGAATATAGTATGTTTTATGAATATGATTTTTATATAAAAAAATAAATTGTTGATTTTTGATATAAATGTATTTATGCAAAGCATACCATTTGTCAAACAAGTTTTAGGAAATGATACTATGAGTTATTATAATAATTCATCTTATCAAACATTTATTCCAACATGTAATATAATTATCCAAACAGATGATTTAAAATTAATATTGGAAGATAAAAGTGTATATCTTAGATCATTAATTATAAATATTAAGTAAAATGATTATCTTCTTCGTCGTTTGCTTTTTCTTTTACTTTTTCTTTTTCTTTTTGTTTTACGTCTTCTACTTTTTCTCTTATTTTTTCTACCACTAGCTTTATCATCTTCGCCACTGTCATCATCATCGCTACTATTATAAATAGTCATTTCTTCTTCACTTTCATATCTATTTGCATCAGTATCATTATTAGCATCAGGATTTGTTTTTATTTTTCTTTTTTTTCTTTTTTTTGTTGATATTTTTTTAGAATTATCCTTTATTGATGATCTATCGGGAGAACCCTCTTCTTTATATTTAGAAGAAGATTGTTCATATGTTTCATTGTCATCATCGCTATAATTAAATTCATAATCACTATCACTTCTATAAGCATCTTCTTCATATTTTCTTTTACTCATATAATTACATAATATAAAATTATTATAAACATACTAACAAATATAACTCTCTAAATAAGTATTTAAAAAATTGAAAATAAATAGAAAATATATTTATATTTTATAAAATATAATGGAAATGAACGCAACTCTAAAAGATTTAATTGATGATATTAATAATTCAAATAAAAATGAATATATATTTTTAAAGGTTTTACATAATAACGATGATATTCATTTATTTATATCTAAAATACCTGAAAATTATTATAATGATATTATTGCAACAAAAAAAATAAAAATAAAATTATGGATACAGATTATGAATAGAATTGAAGATAAATTAAGTATAAATTATATTATTTATAGAAAAACATATTATCACGAAAAATATGGAAATAGACAACAATTAACTAATTATCTTCATCCAATGTATTACTTTTTTAAAAAAGAAAAAGAAAAAGTATCTATATTTCAACTTTTAAATTGTTGTATGAAGAGTGAACCTTTTTATAGAATATTACTTTATGAAAATAAAATGGAAAACTTTGAGTTTGGTACAAAATATTACAGATCAGATTTGGAAGGTTATAGCACGGATGTTGTAGTGAATATGGATGAATTATATTAATAAATATTATCATTCAATTGTTGGTATCGTTTTGTTCTACCAACTCTTTGGTAACTGTCTAAACAACATGAACAATTTATTGTATAAAATAAGTGATTATTTAATTTACAATATGCTAAATCGCACGCACCTTCGTATAAAATAGTATTTCTTTTTTTTTGCAAAATATTGACATTTTAATATTATACTTTATATTTATTCATATAATCAAACTAATATAAAGACATTTTACAATAATATAGTTATTAACCTACAGGAAACCCGCTAAGTTTAAGACCTATTCCAAGCCCCGTTCCTGACCTTGCAGAAACACCCATTGAAGGTATATAAGTATCTAAAATTGCAAATGTTGCAGCTGCAGTTAATGCAAGCAATGCAATTTCTTCAAGATTAAGCGAACGTTTAGGAATTGCAAATGCAGCTATAGCAACCATAAGTCCTTCTATTAAATACTTGATAATACGTTTAATAAGTTCAGTAACATCGAATAAACTCATAATATATATTTTATAAAGAAAAAAATAATAAATTAATAAAATTAAAACTTAAAACGAATGTTTTACTAAATAATATAATGGGCAAAAAAACATCAACTAAAAAAAGTTTTGAAAGAAAAACTAAAAAAGACGGGTCAATCAATCCTAAATATGTAGATTTGTTAGTTAAAGATAAACCTATTGCAGGTCAAGAGTTCGGATGCTTTTCATTTATGTCTCCAGATAAAATACTAAAACAAAAAGATATATTCTTCTTTGAAGCATTCTTAAAACAATGGGAAATGAACAAATCAATGGAAAAATTTCATCAATTTCTAAACTTTATATCATTTAAATATGAATTACAGTTCGATGAAATTATGAAAGATTTTGAATCATATGTAAATGAAGAACGAGAATTAATAAGAAAATCAAATGTTGAAGATGAATATAAATCCTTTTTAGACCGCGACGAAGAACACCTTCAAAAAGAATTTGATATAAAACATAATTTTCAAACATCTGTTCGAGGGTTCAATGCAAGGGGAAATTATGGTACACAAGAAGAATGCGAATTACGTGCTAAACTTTTAAGAGAGATAAATCCAGATCATGATATTTTTGTTGGTCCTGTAGGTACTTGGCTTTGTTGGGACCCAGAAGCATATAAAACAGGTCGTGTAGAATATATGGAAGAAGAATTAAATCAATTAGCACACGAAAAGAAGAAAAATGAAGACCTTTCTAAATCCGCATTTGAACAAAGAGTAAAAGAAACAAAAGAAAAAGCCATCGACGAAAATAAAGCAAATGCGGAAAAGTATGGAAATGTAATTACACAAGATATTGATGAAAAGGGAAACCTCATTGGTGTAGGTCAAACAACTACCGAACAAAAATTTAAAGATACAGATGAAATATCAGTAGCAGATATTAGAAATGAATTGTTCGATGGGGATGATATTGTTATTGGTAAGTCAGATTATGGGCAAAGTCGATTAAAATCAGGACCTTTTGCAAATAAGTAATTGAAAATAAAATAATATAATATTCAATTATTGTATGGGTAAATATGGTGTTTTAGCAACAACCTCTTTAATGTTTAATGTTTTTTCATTTATAACTCTTATTAAAAAAATACATGAAACAAAAGTCACTGCAAGTTTTAATTGGTTATATCTTTTGGGAAATATTATTGCACAAATATTACTTATTATTTATGGATATGTAAATAA